TATCTGTCTTGATATATAGATTGGGACTCCTTCAAAATCAGAAACAAAATACATATCCATTAATTTATCTTTATATATTTCACCGACATTTGAAGGTGCACCAGAAGTTGCGTGAATAGCAGTTTTTAAATCATACCAAACTTTTGGAGATAAAACTATAAACCAAGGATATGGAGCAGAGGAACTATCAAGTTTATATAATGCCTCTTCTAAAACTGCCAATGTTATATCAGTATTAGTTGTTCCTACATAATTAGTTGTAAGTCCAGCAAAAAGTGATATGAAATCATATTCAATTTTTTGTGCGATAGCGTTTCTCGCATAATCACTTATAGCATCTACAATATCTTCACTTGAAGAGTATTCTGCTAAATCTGTTAAAATAAACTTTTTACCAACCTCACTTATAGTTGCTGTTCCTTTATTAGTTGTCATAGGAAAGTTTGTAGTATAATCATTTCCTTCTGCTAATGCTTCTGCTTTTGTAGATGCAGGAAAATATGGGAAATCTACTAGCCTTCCAGGTCCAGTTTGTTTTTTGACCCTGACTAAATCCTCTATATCAAAAGTTTGAACTAATTTTCTTGTTGCTTCAGCTATAATTGTTGGCATTAAATCATTAATTTCACTTGTGGTTGTTTCATTAGCCATTTAAAGCCTCCTTATTTAAATTGTTTTTTTGCATATTCTGGAAAATATTTTTTTAACCACGCCTTATACAATTCAGGTTGTTCCACTGGGTCAGGCGGGTTTTTTCTATCACCGATATTTTCAGTCTCGGCTGGACTGGTTGGAGACCCTATTTTCTTAACTTCTTTAAAATCTTCTTGATATTGTTTTAAGACATCTTCTATTTCCTTTTCAAGAATTTCATCATCTTCTGTATATTCAATCATTCTCAAATATGCTTTAGGTAATGAAATTTTCTTTTTTTCTAAAAGTTCTCTTTTTTTGAATTCGAAATCTAATCTTCTTTTTTCATTATTTAAATCTTCAAGTTCTTTTTTTGTTTTTTCATATAAAGTCTTAAATTGTTCTGTCTCTTCAAGTTTCTTTTTTTCCATATCTTCTTTTTCTTTTAGAAGTTTTTTTAATTGTTTTTCTTTTTCATTTCTCTCTTCAATTACTTCTTTAAATCTTGAATAAGGAATAGAATGTTCTGTCTCCTCAATTTTTACTTCTTGCGAAGTTTCATTTTGCTCTACTTCTTTTTTTTCCTCTTCCATAACTTCCTCCGTTTAACGCTCGTCAGCGAAGTTTTTTAAGTGTTTTCGCAAGTGTTAATCTTCTCTTTAAAGTTTTTTCACTTGCTTTTAATTTTTTCTTTTTATCTAAAGTTTTTAATTTCTTATTAATTTTTGAAATAGGAATTGTTTTACCTTCTTTTACTTTTAATTGTTTTCTTAAAGCTCCCTTATGTTTTATTGCTTTTTGAATCCATTTTTCAGCCATTATTTTTTACCTCTTTTTTTATTCTTTTTTGCTTTTGAAAGTGCAATAGCAATAGCTTGATTTCTCGGTCTACCTTCTCTAATCAACATTCTGATATTTTGACTTATAACTTTTTGACTTTTTCCTTTTTTAAGAGGCATTTCTTATCTCCTTATATCCTTCATCACTTGCTTTATCTAAATTATCTATAAGTTCATCTCTGTAATTATATTTATATTCCTGCAATTCTGGAACATAAGGTGAAAAAGTGCAAATACAATTTGGGTGAAAAACTCCACTTCCTTCAACTTCATCAAGAGTTCCTTCTGCAATTTCTGGGTCATAATCCATTGTTATACTTACAACCTTACCTTGCCAAGGCGCACAAAAAGGACATTCTGTATCGTGAGGATTAATAACAACATATTGTCTACCATTATCAATACAATAATTTATCATAGTGTCATTAGCAAGTTTCATAGTTTTTGTTCTTAATACCATCTCTGCGTATGTATCTAAAGACCATCTTTTTCCACCTTTATCTATTATTGCGTTAACCCCAATGTTTTCAATTTTTTTTTCAAGAATTTTTTTACTTTCAGTTAATGTAATCCCTTTTATTTTTCCCTGTATTATAATTTCTTTTGCACTTTCTTGAATAATTCTTTTAGCGCTATAATCAACATATCTTAAACCTCTCGCTATATCGTAGTATGTCTCTTCCATTGCTAACCTGACTGTCTCTAAATGTATTCCTGTAAATGTATATGCTTTCATAGGAGCTTCAATATATTTAAAATAATCTTGAGCAGTTTTTATAGTTGCATCCCAATATTTAGGGTAAACGTGACTTATCCAAATTTTTGTTGAACTATCTAAATTAATTAAAACTCTCCCTACTTCTTGAAGTCTTGAATTTAAAACTGCCCTATTATAACTTGTCAATTCTGTGTCTCGTAAAATGTCTAAAATATTTCTAAATTCTTTTTTGAATAAATTAACTAAAGGATCATTAAATTTCAAGTTTGCTTAATCCTATTGGTGGAGATTGTGCTAAAGTCTCTTGCTTAATTTTTTCATATTCACTATTAGCTATTTCATCATCACAATTATCAATTCTTTTTATTGCACTCACAATTGAAGTTGTTCCTGAAGAGATTCTATTTGCTTCATCTATTATTTTTTCACTATAATCATCAGGAATTCCATCAGACCATTTTATTGTTATAGGGAAAGGTTCGATACCTTCCACTTGCAAAGCAAGATTAATTATTTTTTTGATACCTTCATCATAGAATATTCTTTTTCTACCTATTTTTGCAAGTGTTCTTAAAAGTCTATATTTTAGTGCTCTACCTGATTCAGGAATTCCGCTTTTATCTAATCCAGTTAAACTTGGTGATATTTCTGCCATCATATGCAAAGTATCTATTAGTAAATCAATTTCTTTAAAAGCACTATCAATATTTCCATTCCAAGTTAAGTATTGAGGTGCTAAATCTCCCTGTCCTATTTCAAATACTTCAGCATCGCCTTTTCTTAATTCTCCATTTTCATCAAGAGTTCCAATCGGAACAATCAAAGTTGGATCAGAATGTTTATCTAAAATCATACTAATTCTTGAAAGTCTATTATTTATTTCATCTTGCACAGGTTCAATATCATAATAATCACTTATACCCCAAAATGAATCATTGGTTCTGAAATTTGGTATATGCACTATTAGAAAATCATCTATTCCTGTTTTTTGTTCCTCTTCTAATTCAGGATAAAAAAAGTGAATATCAATTTGCTCTTTTAACTTTCCTTTCTTAAGAGAAAAAAGTTTATTTCTAATTAATCCTTTTTCGTGCTCTTCAACTCTCACATAATCATTATCATTATAATGTTTTATCCAAGCAATAGAATATTTTTTAGGTTCCAAAATATTATCTTCATCTAAATCTACAAAAACAATTTCTGGTCTAATAGGTTCTATTATTACCCTTCCATTATATCTTACCTTCCAAAAACTATCACCTTTATAAGCATTACTGATAGAATCAAAAAGAAGATTAGAATTTAACTTATTCATCTCTACTATTTCATCTATTTTTTCCTGATTTTCCCCTGTTATTTTTATCGGTTCACCAAAAAGTAAATCGCTTGAAAGTTTAGCAATGATTCCACAAAAATTTGCAGCAATATAAGTTATAACTGTTTTACCTTCTAATCTTTTCTGAACATCAGCAAAAACATCTCCGTGATTTCCTCTAAAAAGTTCTCTATATTTTATATAATTTTGTATTCGTATTTCATCTTCAACAGGTGGAAAATATTCTCCAACTTCCATTCTCACCTCCTATAAACCAGATGGTTTTTTGTTAAATGTTCTCACCCTTGATACATTTGAGTAAGTATATACAGCATATCTCAAAGCATCCATTGCGTGGTCATTGAACTTGACTGGTTCCTCTAAAACATTTCCATTTCTATCTTCTTTATACTTATAACCTTGAATTTCTTTAATTGTATTTATACACCTTTCGTTTATATGTATTTTTTTTGTTTTTAAAAAATTGATTCCAAGATTAACATCTTTTTTTGCATCCATAACTCTTAAACCAGCTTGAAAAAAAGATTTATTTCTATCAGGTTCGTGCTCACAATATATTATCGGATTAACTTGCCATTCCTTATTCTTTTCTTTTATTAAATCAATTATCTCTGGAGTTGTTAATTGGGTTCTATAAATCTCATCAAAAACATAAATCTCATCATCCTTTATGCCAATTAGTAAATATGCCGTTGGATTGTTATAGCCAAAATCAATTCCAGCTATAATGTCTTCATACTCTTTATCTTCTTTAAAAATATCCCATTTTGTATAAATCTGTCCTTTCAAAGTTCCCCATTC